TCCGTTGTCGTTCACGGCCAACCCGGGCAGCAACTCGATCATCAAGCTGGCTGATGCGGCAGGCGCGAACTTGGAGTACATCCAGATCGGCACCGTGTCGGGATCGGGTCCGTACACGGCGAACGTCACCACCCCGACAACCGGCACACAGTTTGCGCACACGGCGGCGGGTGGTTCGGCTATCTCCCAGTCGACGCACACGTTTAAGCAAAACCCGACGGCTGCCCAGACGAGCTGGTCGCTGACGAAGTATGACGTGTACGAAACCAGGGGTTTCCCAGGCTGCAAGCTGTCCCAGCTGGACCTGAAGATCGACCCGAAGGCCGCCATCATGGCGACCGGGGCCTGGACGGGTTGGCTGTCGGCAGTCCAGTCGAATCCGACACCTTCGTTCACGTCCACCATTCCCGGGTTGGGTTGGCAGTGGACGATGACGAACGCGGGCGGTTCCAGCACTCGCGGTTTGACTTACACCATCACCATCAAGCGGAAAACGGAGGCTATCCACTCCTCCGACGGCGTGCAGGGTCCGCGTGAAGTGTTCCAAAGCACGCTGGAGATGGACGGGGCTTACCGTGCCATTTACGAGTCCGACGCGGACTTGAACTTGTATCTCCAGTACTTGCAGCAGCCTGCAACAGCTGTGGCTACCCAGCCGGTGACGTCCGGCGGTTCGGTGATGACGTTCACGTCCAGCAAGTCGGGCTGGTACAAGGGCAAGGTTGACCTGTCCGGCGAGTATGTGGCGGCGGATTTTTCCCTGTCCGGGATCTACAACTCGACGGACGGCGGCGCGTTCTCCGCTTCGATCACGAACTACAGCTCCACCGCGTTGTAGAGGCGTTTCGTCTTCGGTGCGCTATCCTGCCGAGAAAGACCACAACAGCCCCGCCCCAGCTGGGGCGGGGCTGTTTTCTCGTTGAGGAGCACACTTTGGGCGGGTACCGTGACCGGACGGTTCGGTTGACGTTCGACGAGTACGCCGAGCCGGGTGACGAGTTGTTCATCGTCATGAAGAATCCGAAGCTGGTGCCGCTGATCGAGCCGGATGAGAACTCTGGGAAGTCGCAGCTTCAGCTCAGCTTTGAACGGCTGGCCGGGTACATCTTGGATTGGCGTATCTACGATCCGGCGTCGAACGACGAGGACCAGCCGCTGCTGCCGCTACCGGCGACCGGGGAGCTGTTTGCGAAGCTGCCGTCTGGGATTCAGACTGCTGTGGCTGATGAGGTGAACAAGGCCACAAACCCCATGCGGACCCCGGATACGACACAGTCCTAGAGGACGTGCTGTCTATTTTGGACGGCGTGTGGGCATCCGGGGCTGCTCCGCAGGAGTTTGTGGACTGGCAGTTGATGCGGGAGATGCGGATCTCTTGGGCGCAGCTTCAGGAGACGCCGGAGTATGTGAAGACGTACTGCTGGGATTTCATGATGGCTGAGCGACGGGCGAGGCGTTCTGAGCAGGAAAATCAGCGGCGGGCTGCTGAAGAGGCTTCCGGGGTACGCAGAGTCAGGAGGTAGGGATGGCTACCGAACTCACTGTGGTGACGTTCCCGAGGTTGTTCGCCGAGTTGGGCGCGTTGTCGCAAGCCAAGGGCAGTAGGGCGTTGAAGTCGATTGCGCTGATAGCCGAAGCCCAGGCGAAACGGAACGCCAGCACGGGCGCGCACAAGTACGGCACCCCGACACCTGCGCGCCCGGGGACGGGTCCGGCGCGGATTTCGGGGAACTTGGTGCGGTCGATTACGCATTCCGACGTGACTTTAACCGGGTTCGGGATGATGGAAGTCAAGGTCGGTACGGGTGTCGGTTTCATGCCGACGTACGGCAAGTCCCGCACGCCTGCCAACAAGTACGGGTACTACCTGGAAACGGGCTTGCGCAACGGCGAGACGTACCCGTTCCTGAAGCCTGCGGTGCTGTTTGCTTGCGGTTTCCCGGCGGACGGGATTTTCAGGGCGGCGTTCGGTACTGCGTGGAAGACGAGTTTTTAGGAGAGCGCCGTGGCTACCGAAATCGCCGACCTTTACGCAAAGTTGTCGTTGCTCTCGACTGGTTTCCTGAGCGGGTTGGAAGAGGCCGGGGCGGAGTCGGAAAGCTTCACCTCCAAGATCACCGGTATGGGTGCGACAGCGGTCAAGGGCCTCGTGGTGGCAGGTGTCGGCGTGGCGGCTGTTGCTGTGAAAATGGCTGGTGACTGGCAGAGCAGCATGGTCAAGTTGGTGGCATCAGCCGGTGAGACGGGCACGATCGTCAACGGGAAGCTGACCGGCCCGATCGCGGGCGTGTCCAAAGGCCTGCTTCAGATGGCCGTGGATACGGGCACATCGACCAAGCAGCTCGCGGACGGCATGTACTACGTGGAGTCGGCGGGCTTCCACGGCGCGGACGGCTTGACCGTCATGAAAATGGCCGCCGAGGGTGCGCGCGCTGAGGGTGCGGACCTTAGTACGGTGGCCGATGCCCTAACGACCGCGCTGCACGACATGGGTGCGGGTGCGAATCAGTCCACTGCCTACATGGACATGATGGTCAAGGCTGTGGGCGACGGCAAGATGACTATGCAGGATCTCGCTGGGTCGCTGCACTCGGTGTTGCCGCAGGCGGCTGCTGCGGGTCTGTCGTTCCAGGATGTCATGGCGGCGATCTCCACTATGACCGTCGCCGGTACGTCGGCGGACCAGGCGACGCAGATGCTCGGGCACACCATTCTGACGCTTCAGGCACCGAACGCCATCGCGGTCAAGTCCATGGCGCAGATGGGTTTGTCGGCCACAGACTTGTCACAAAACCTCGGCAGCCGGGGCTTGCTGGGGACCTTCGCAATGATCGACGAGGCGATCATTAAGCACATGGGCCCGGACGGGCTCGCGCTCCAGTCGTCGTTCAACAAATCCCAGTCGGCCGCGCAAAACCTCGGCATCATGCTGTCCAGCATGCCGAAACAGCTCCAGTCGATCTCTCAGGAGTTGGAAAAGGGCTCTATCACGGCGTCGGACTACACCACCGCCACGAAGGCTATGCCCGCCAACCTTCAGGCACAGGGTGCAGAGTTTTTGACGTTGTACAAGAACTCCACGAGTTTCAACTCTGCCCTGCGCGCGGGCACCCCGGACGCGCTGACGTTCGCGGCCACGCTGAAAAAGGTTACAGGCGACAGCGTGACCGCGAACACCATCATGCAAGCGGGCGGCGCGAACTTGGCGACGTTCGCGACGAACGAAAAGGACGTAGGTTCCGCCGCCAAAGAGGCGAGCGGCAACATTGAAACCTGGGGGACGATCACCCAAGGCTTCAACTTCAAAGTCGACCAGATGCGTCAGATTCTGGAGACGACCGCAATCAAGATCGGTACGGATTTGCTGCCGAAGCTGACCCAGCTCGCCGGGTATCTGATGAGCACTGTCGCCCCGGCTCTCGGCAAAATCGGTGTTTCCTTGATGGCTGCCTTCGACAGTCCGGGTATGCACGCCGCCGAAGCTGTACTCAAGCAGGTGTTTCAGGACCTGGTGAAGTTTGTCGAACAGGTGATCGTGGCGGTCGACAACCTGTACCGCGCGCTTCAGCCCACGGCCGATTTTCTGGCGCACATTTTTTTCGGCGCACTGGAGGCTATCGGCAAGATTTTGGTGAGCACTATCGGTCCGGCGATCGACTCGTTCACCAAGTTCCTGTCCCAGAACGCTGCGCTGATTCGGGACGTGGCTGTCGCGGCACTCGTTCTGCTGGGTGCGAAGCTGCTGTATGTGGCGACGTTGGCGGCTGTGGATATGTTCACGAATTTCATGAACGGCATCTCGATGGCCGCCGTCGGGATCATGAAGTTTGCTAGCGCTATCGGCAGCGGGGCGTGGCTGGACACGTTCAAGCTGAAGCTCCTGTACGCCAAGGACGCCCTCAATGGCGTGGCGACGTCGGAAGAGGCTGCCGGTGCTGCCGGTGTCGCCGCCGCTGGGGAAAGCGGCATGGGCGGGCTCCTGGGCACGCTCGGCAGGTCTCTCCCGATCATCGGGGCTGTCGGCGTCGGTGTTTACATGCTGGGTCAGAAGATCAGCCAGTGGACGGGCGAAACCGATAAGAGCGCGGTGAGCGTAACGAAGTTGACGACGGCGCTGGTCGGCTTGGCCAGCACGACGAGTCCTGTCAGCACTGCGATGGTCCAGGACGCCGAAGCCGCGTTCAGGGTGGGCGTTGAGTTCCACACGACCATAGGTTTCATGAATTCCTTCGACCAGAGCCTGGTGTCGTTGGTGCAGAACGGGCACATGGACGACGCGAAAGCGGCGTTCGACCAGCTCACGCAATATGCGCAAGCGAACGGCATGACGGTCAAAAACGTCACCGATCAGCTCCCCGGGTATGAGCAAGCCCTGGATCAGGTAACGCTCAACCAGAAGCTGAACGCCACCTCCACGACTGCTCAAACCAATGCGTTGAGCGCCAACTCGTCCGCCCTGGGTGCCGATACCACGGCCACGGACGGATTGAACAGTGCCACCGGGACTTTGAACAACACCACTGCCGGATGGCAGAGCACGCTTCAGAAGCAGCAGGCGCTCACCTCGTTCAACAACGCGGTGGTTGGCCTCACAACGTCCGTCCAAACCAACGGGCAGGCACTGGACAGCAACAGTGCGGCGGGTATCGCCAACCAGCAGGCGCTTTCCGGGGCTGCGCAGGCTGTCGCCGACTACTACCAGCAGCAGGTGTCGGCAGGGGTGCCGGTGGCGGCTGCTACCACGGACATGCAAAACCAAATCGGGCAGCTGTACGAACAGGCAGACAAGGCATTCCCGTCGGCTAAGGGTGCCGTGGACGCCTACCTGGCGTCGCTGGGCTTGGTCAAGCCGAGCTACAACACGACCGTCAACGTCGACACCTCTTCCGCTATGGCCAAGCTTGCGGCACTCCAGCAGACGATCTATGCGGTCGGTGGTAGTGCGAACAATTCCTTCAGCCCCGGTGGCGGAGTGAAGGCGTGGGCCACCGGCGGTCTGGTTGACGGCCCGAAGGGGCAGCCGCAACTGGCGATCATCCACGGTGGGGAATACATCGTCACTGCCGAGGAGATGGCGGGGAGTGCCCCCGCTGGTAGCGGTCCCAAGATGGCGATTGGCGGCGGCGGGAGCGTCACCAACGTGTACGTCACCGTCCAGGGTTCGGTGTTGGCGGACCGTGACCTTGCTACTACGATCCAGACGACAATGTTGCAGCTGGGTGCCCGGAACTCCACCTCGTACACCCCGTACAAGCGGTAAGGGGGCGGCATGTCGTATTCCGGGAACCCGAACAAGCCGCTGATGCTGGCCGAGTTGGGCCTTCAGGCCAACCCCTACTTCTCTACGGGTGTGCCCGTCTACACGGATCTGACGGCACGCCAGTACGGGTCGACGGGTGTTCGACGGGGCACCTTGTTTGAGCTCGGCAAGCCGCAAACAGCCGAGCTGCACGGGCAGTGGTTGAACAAGGACGGACTGTTGGATCCCGGGAATGCTACTGGCGCGTACGCCGGGCAGCTGTTGTTGTTCCGGCCGTACCGGGTGCGTGCGCAGTGGCCGCCGACACAAAACCGGCTGACCGCCGACCAGGCGACCGGCGGGGAGGGGACACCGGTCGCGCCGGGTTTGTTGCCGAACCCGAACGGTTTGGGGATTACGTGGGGCGGGCCGTCTGCTTCCGGCGGCATCAGTATTGCCGCTTCGGGCAGCGCCTATCAGGGTTCCCAGGTGTTCCAGAACACCATGGGCGGCGCGGCGGTGATTTTCAACCCGGTGTTCAGCTACAACCTGTCGGTCACTCCGGGCGGCACGTACACGTACACCGCCTACCTGCGGTGTTTGACCACAGGCCAGTCGCCGCAGGTGGGCGTGGTTATTTGGTGGTACACCGGCAGCGGTGCGTTCATTTCCAACAGTTTCGGTACGGCTTCTACTTTGACCGGCGGTTCGGCCCCGGCGTGGACGCAGATCACTGTGTCGGCAACTGCTCCAGCGACGGCGGCGTACGGCGCGTTCGCGCATGCGCTCGGGGCCGGGTTGAGCGTGAACACGATTTTCCAGATGGACGGGGTGCAGTTCGAGCAGGCTTCGTCCGCGTCCACGTTCGTGGTGCCGAACCCTTGGTATGGCGTGTACGGCGGAATGGTGGAGCGGTTCCCGCAGACGTGGAATTATTCGGGGACCTACGGCTTGGTGTCGCCGATCTGCCAGGACTCGATGGGCCCGCTGTCGCAACAGATCCTGGGCGATCAGCTGCTGCTCAACCTTAAGAGTCCGCTGGGTGGTGCCGCACCGACGTTCCAGTACATGCTGAACGAGCCGAACAATGTGACACAGTTCGCGGACTACACCGGCAACCGGCCCCCGGCGGTTGTGGTGGATTCCAGTTACGGCCCAGGCAAAGTATCACCAGGCGCTTCGGTTACGTCGGCTACCACCGCCGGAATGTTCCTGTCTGCAAACGGCCGAACTATAACCAACCTTCAAAGCGCAACCCCGCCGTCTCCGCCCGTCGGTACGGTCGCGATGTCGGGAATTGGAATTCCCGGCACGACTGTTTCCAGCGCGTTGGGCCCTGGAGGCGGTACCGGCCTCAACTTCACCCGCATGATCGCCTTCCGGTCGACTACCCAAAACACCTACTTGGGGTCCCGGATGCTGTGGGCTGCTGGTTGGTACCAGTTGGCCCCGGGCTTTAACGCCTTCGGGGTGAACCTGGTGAGCAGCTTCATGCAGCTCTACCTTTACGGAACCAACGCACAGATTGTCACGGCGGTACACGGTCCCAACGGCAGACTTCTCGATGTCTCCAACGGGGACTGGCACCTGGTGTTCGTCACCTCTGATGGCAGTGGAAACGTCGGCGTGAACTGTGACGGGGCGGCCTGCACCTTGAGCGGCACTGTGCCAGCCATGAACTGGACGGGCGGCTTCTTTGCGGACACGGTCGGAATGATCGCTAACCCTTCCAGCACTTTCAACAACTACGACTTCAACTTCGACGGCGATATCGCATATTTCACCGAGTGGCCGTACGTGCTCACGTCAGCCCAGTGCACACAGGTCTACCGGGCCTGGCGTGACCTGTTCTCCAACGAGTCTTCCGGGGCGCGGTACCAGCGAATCCTGAACCTTGCCGGATATCAGGGCCCTACGCTGATCGACCCGGGCTGCACCCTGGCAATGGGCCCGAACGATGTCTACCTCCAGGACGCGCTGACCGCGCTCCAGAACGTCGTGGACACCGAATCCGGACGGCATTTCGTTGACGGCAACGGGGTGCTGCGGTTCCGGCAGCGCAGCCGCCGTTACAACTCCACCACGCCGACGTGGATTTTCGGGGATCCCAACCCGATCGGGTCGGAACTACCTTACGTGGACATTGGGTACGACTTCGACACCACGTACCTGAGCAACCAATCCCAGATGACACATCAGGCGTCAGGTGCGGTGTTCCAGGTCGACGACTTCACGAGCGAAGCCAACTACGGCACCCGCACCGTGACGCGCACCCTGAACACGTACGGCACCTACGAGTGCCAGGACGCGGCAAACTACTTCGTGCAGCGCTATAAAGATCCGCACGAGCGCATGCAGCTCGTGAAAGTCGATCCGGCATCCAATCCGGCGATGCTGTTTCCGGCGGCGCTCGGGGCCGAACTGGACGACCGGGTGCGGGTGAACCGCCGTCCACCGAACGCGCCGATGATTACCCTGGACGGGTTCATCGACCAGATCACGCACACCTACGACAGCCAGGGCGTCTGGACCACCGAGTTCCAGATCTCCCCGCTGGAC